CATACCACCAGGAGTGTAGACAGTCATATCCAGTCTTGATCGCAAAATATTTTCACAACCAATACTATTCTTCATTTTGACCAAAAGATCAGTCAAAAGACCAGCATCATATGTGTCAAGAAAAGTGTTTGTATCTCTGACAACATGGCAATTGAATCCATGCTTCCCAAGACCTTTCTTTTCAAATACGCCAGCAGAAATATTTGACTGATAAAACCAGCATTGATCCCAACTCAAAACATGATTTTGAATCAACTCAAAGTAATCTTGGGGAGCAAAGTTATCAACTACTTCAATCATACAGCAGCAAAAGTAGAGTCGGGCTCCAGAGCAATGTAGTAAGTCAGATCATGATTCTTACTGGTGAATCGAGACAGAAGTTTCTGCGAGACAACAACTTCATAAGTTCCAGGAAGAACTTTGATGTTTTCAACCTTAAAGTTGAAAGAGAACTCAGCATCAGTCTCACCAACAACGATTGCAAAATCGTTAGAGGTATCATTCTTCTTGTCACGAACAACCAGTTTAACAACACCGCTTTCACCGACAGCAGAGAGGTCTGGCAGTTGATAGACAGCAGCTGCCTTAAGCAGTTTGTCCAGTTGTTCAGTACTTACTTCAAAGCAAACATCCTCACTTGGAAGTTCAATAGATTTATCAGGAGGAGTCACGATCACGTTAGGATCAGCGAAGAAATACTTAGAACGCATCTTTCCTTCACGAATGACAACGTAACCATCATTCCCAAAGTCAAGTTCAGGACTCTGGTGCAGACTCATACCATTAAGAAACTGGTTAAGATCATAAACACCGAAGTCTTTAGCAAACTCCTCAGTAACAGTTGCCTCTGCAAGAATATTCTTCATCACACTGATTGTGCGAAGTTTGTTACCTTTCTTGAAAAGAATGGATTGATTGATAGAAGAAAAATTCTTCAGGACAGAAAGAGTTTTATCAGAAAGTTTCATGTTAGGTCGGGTTTTCATCACTGAGGGTAGGTTTCACGTTGTGCATTCTTATCGTTGAAATGCAGAAGAAGAACAGCATAATGCAGAATCTTCATAATGTCACGACGAGCAGTGCCTTTCTTATCATAGCGAGAGGCATACTTAAGAATGTTGGATCGGCAGAATGCTTCACCGTCACCACAAGCTTCAATCAGATCAAGAGTTTGAATCTTATCATCGCCCGCAGAGTAGTGTTGATTGTAAGTTCCAGAAATATAATCATCCAGTTCTTTGAGGATACGGTCCTCACTGTACTTGTAACGTCGGTCAGTTTTTTCAGGCATAACCAAATTCATGTGAAAGTCATTATTATAGCTAAATGAGATATGATCTTCGCCCATACCTCCAGGCAACACTGATCCAAGATTCAGTGTATCGGGGGAAGCAGCACCAGGATTACCAGTCATGCTGATACCATCTTCTTCCCAATAGTCTTGGTTAGACATAGCAGAGTCGTTCAAATAGTTCCAAAGGTTTGTCATAATTATATCAAGAGAAGTTGTGAGAGTCAAGACATTCTTTCTGATCAACATAGAATTTTTCACCAGTAGCAGAAAGATCGAAATCAGCATCTACCTTGTCATAGAGTTCAAGGAATGCTTGCTTGGTTTCGTCATCAAAACGATTGACGCAAACACTGATTGCTTTTGCCTTGTCACCAAAGATGCTGTAGGCACGAACAATGTGAACCAAACGACGGGTGCTGATGATTTCCTCAATACCACCATCGTAGAAAGTCTTGCGGATGATATCTGCCCAATCACAGAGACGCTTGAGGAAATCAAGATCAGCAGTTTCCTTAAATGCTCCAATAGAAGCAGCAACTTTGTAGAGAATCTTATATTCGTTGGTAGTAGTAGGATATTCCTGCTCAAAGGTTACAGGAAAACGTTCTAAGAAAGCTTCATTGAGCACGTTAGTCCCAACAAATCGACCGTCGTCACTCCCCTTGCCCTTTGTGTTTGCCGTTGCGAAGATCTGGAAACCATCGGCGGGCGTAACGAACTTGCCAATCTTCTTGAGGAAAACTCCCTTCCCTTCAAGGATTGACTGGAGGCAAAGGATTTTGTTGCTTGCGAGGTCGATTTCGTCAAGAAGCAAAACGGCACCTCGTTGGAGGGCTTCCACAATGGGACCATTATGCCAGACTGTGGCACCGTCAACAAGACGGAAGCCACCAATGAGATCATCTTCATCAGTTTCAATAGTAATGTTTACACGAATCAGTTCACGTTTGAGTTGAGCACACGCTTGCTCCACACTGAACGTTTTACCGTTACCAGAAAGGCCCGTAATGAACGTAGGATAGAAGAGACGGGACTGAATAATTTTTTTAATATCACCAAAGTTACCAAACTTGACGAAGGTATCATCTTTTGCAGGAATAAGGTTTTGCTCTACAGGAGGAACTACAGCGGGTGCTTGGAAGGTACGTTCGATTTCTTCCACCTTTTGTTTTGTCACTTCAAGATTCCATTTACCACGGCCAACTTTGTAGTCATCAATCTTCTTGGTTACAGTTTGATAGTTGGAATCATTAATATTACACCAGGCTTTAATGTCAGCACTGGTAATGTTGTTACCATAAAGTGCTTGAAGAGAAGTGCGGATATAATCAGAAGAAAGTGCCATGCGTGTTTCGTTTGAACTTCTTTATTATAGAGCAAAAAGGGGGGCTCTCGCCCCCCCTTATGTCACTTCCCAGACTGTCCATACTTGTATCGCATAGCTTGTAGTAAATACGCTTGCGATAATGATTTTGCTCCTTCTTTGAGAATTTGCAATACTTTAGGATCCTTTTCTGATGCGATTGCGATTTCTTTCCAGTTTTCTTTCATGCTACTAGAGAAATGAATTCACCAAGAACTTTCTTATTTAGTTTCTTGGTTTTGAGAGATTTGACAAATGCGGATTTGATTTGAGACTTGGTAGCATCCTCAGCAACTTCAAACTCAGTATCTTGAGCCAATGCAGTCGCGGACAATCCAAAGTATGCATCATATCCAGAGTTGGTAATAGTAAAACTCCTAAGTTTCCTCCAGTCACTCTGAATTTTATCATACTGCTTATCCTCCTGAGAATGATAAAGTTGAATGAACCGATTAGCATTTCGACTTTCAAGAACTCGAATACCAATAAAGTTCATATAGGGAAAATTATCCTTCAGATTCTTGAGAAGAGTATCAGTAAATTCATGATACCCATAACCAACACTATAAGTTGTTCCAAGTTTACGATCGCGAAGGAAAGACTTTCCAGGAATCAACCTGCGGCAGCCGATGTAACTTTGTTTTTCCCAATGGCGGTTTACTTCTGCATGGTAAGGAATTTGATTTGCTTCACCATCAGTCAGAATAATGCACTGAACTTTCTGAAGTTTGTTTTCCTTTTGAAACTTTGGAAGAATCTGATGAAGAGAAATCACTGCTTCATTCAAGGGAGTTCCAGAAAGAGACATGCGATTAGAGTAAGTATACAAACAACGATAGTTGTTCGCAAAACAAACAGCAAGACGCCAAATATTGAGCATTTGATTTTCAAGTTCTTTACCAGAAACTTTACTGGTAAGAATGTTCATCATAGAGAACATTTCTTCAACGTTAAGCAATCCTTCTTTTTTCGTATAATGAGGAGTTACTTCTACAGCAAGATGCTTACCAGTTTCATAATCAAATTCACTGCGGCGCCATTCACCAGTAAAAGCATAAACTTCAAAAGGAATAGAAACTTTCTTGCAGAACCAAACAAGATTGAAAAGTTGCTTGCAGGTGTCAGGCATCACCTCAGCCATTGAGCCACTCCAATCAAGAACGAATACCAATCCATGATTCTTACCATCAGCAAGAGTGGTAACCTTCTTAAAGAGGTCTTCATTGTACTTGTAGGTATGAAGTTTGGTGCAGTCCAACACACCAGTGCGGGCAGTGGTGGCACGGGCATAGGAGTCTGCTGCCTTACGGCACTCAAACTCTTTGACCAGATAGTTGACTTCTTTCTGGGCAGACTTCTTGAACTTGTAGAACTCAGTATCAACTTGATTAAAAAGATTTAGAGCGGGAAATCCTTTCTCTTCAGCATGTTTCTTATGATTTTTTTCTTGATGCAGAAAAGAATTATTAATCTCTTTATGCACGTCAGAGTTTTTAGCAATAATGGTATCAAGATTCACTTGAGGAATCTCAACATAAACGTTGTCACAACCTTCGCTGTTCACAAGATCACGAAGTTTTTCTTCCAAGGAATCAGCAGTACGAACTTCAGGCTCACCACTGTTTCCAGCAGAACTTGAGGGAATTCCATCATTATTAGAAGCACCACTATCACCCTCAGAATCTTGAGGAGATGACTTATCACTCTCACCCTCTTCTTCTGAAGAGGAACTATTGCTCTCTACAAGTTCACTAGCAGGAGATTGAGAATCTCCTTGTTGTTCTTGAGAATCAATATCATCGACTTTCTCTTCATTCTCTTTTTGTTGCTTACAAAACCTATAAAGTTGTTCAGC